GGCGTGACTATCTCACCCACACGGCCAAGCCAAGCGAGCAACACACGGCCAGCGATACAAGCCGGCCAGCGCTGCTAATGGATCAACACCGGCAACGCGGCACAGCTCGACGTAGCCAGGCGGCGTAGTACCGGCCAGCCTTCTGTATGTTTCCCTGTATGTTTGAGAATCACATACAGCCGGGCTGAATCGGACGGCCTCACGGCCTCTCTAACGGCACGAACGAGGCCGAGGCATACCGAGGGATAGGCCTAGTTCAGCCTCATTGAGCCTTCGAGGCCAGCCACACCAGCACCAGCCAGCCAGCCACACCGACACACGGCCAGCACCAGCCAGCGAGGCCAGCCATACACCAAGCCAAGCCGGTAGGGGTGAGATGAGAGGTAAGCCCATCTTGAGACAGCCCGTTAGCACATCTACCACATTCCGTTCAGTTCTGACCCCCAGTCTGCCTCGAGGGGGGTCGTGTGTATGTATAAGTATCACCAGAACGGAGTCCTGTCATTCCCACTTTTTAGGTAAGTTCGCCGCGAAAGAACTTCCCTTTGATCAGGATCTACGCAATAAGAAAATAAAGAACATGCATCCGTAGGAAGGTTCGGCCTGTGCTGTCCTTGGTGCCTTTATATCAGTGTGCGTACGGACAGCACGAACTCTCATTTCTTTTTCAGAAAGGCTAGTAAAAGTGGTGTCAGAGACTTTCAGTAGAAGGCTGCTTACTCACCCTCTAAGTCTCGTCTTAAAAAATAAAGAGCCCGGCACTGCCCAAATCCGGAAAAGCCGTAAGTGGCTCAACCAGGATCCTCAATCCAACCAAGTTGTTTAAGCAGCTTATTTCATCTGCGCGAGTGTTAAAACAATAACCCCACCTCTTCCATCGCACGAGGTGGTTGCCCGTGAAGTTTAGATATGGCCTTCGGGTTGTCCGAATGTTTGACCAGTCAATTCCACCAGTACGGTGATCGTTACATACTGGGCACGGGCTACTAGACCCAGCTCTGACCTGGGTACTTGGGATTGCTTCTTCTGCTTCCCAGCAGTAGTGCCAATCTTCCAAGGGGACTTACACCCTACGCTAGCTTCACGGCGGCTAGATCCTGATACGAACTCCGAGTCTTGTTCCGCTCGGTGCAGTCACTATAGCACAACCTTTAACAAGGTCAAGCGGTATTAAAGGTTACAGCTCAACCTTTAACACAGCAAAATCCCCCTGCTGGGAAAGGGGCATAAACCAGCAGAGGGATCTTGTTTGCAGTTTGAGTGTCGGTCCGGAACTTTTCCGGTTATTACTCAGAACTAAAGTATAGCAGTCTCAAAACTGAAGCGTGCACCGATTGCCAATATCATACCAAAACTGGTATCATATTGCCATGACGTTAATCGTAGGGGTAATCACCAAGACTGGGTACGCGATAGGCGGCGACAGCGGGGCATTCGAGGATGGCGGCGACGTGTACTCGATTGCTCGCAATGCTAAGGTGTGGGCCAAAGGTGACGTGCTGATTGGTGGAGCTGGATCGTTTCGCAGCATCGAGGTTGCCAAATCATATAATGAAACGGAGCCAAATCAGATAATGGCCCACATGCTCAAAGCTGAGCTGCAAGATGACTGGTCCTTACTTATGGTCACACGTAAGCGAGTATACGAAATCTCGCCGCATGGGGTGATTGAGCTGAGCGACCCGTACGGTGCCATAGGCGGTGCTTCTTCGATTGGGCTGGGTGCCCTTGCCGTATTATCCAAGCTTGAGATTCAACCTAGGCACATAGTGTCCGAGGCACTCGAGGCTGGGTATAGTCACAGCATGAAATGCGCCAAGCCGTTTAAGATCATTAACAAGGTTAACGAATGATTGAAAGGCCGCATCACCACCAATGGCAGCTACTCATATCTACCAAGGCTTGGGTGTATTGCGACTGTGGACGCAAGTTTCCGCTCCCAGCAAACGCCACGGGATCGCGCTATCATGGACCTGTACCTACGGAATACCAATAAAGGATACTCAAATATGACTGACGTGCAAGGTTTCTGGGCAGTCTGGTCTGCACTAATGGTGTTTGCCATCTGGTGCTTTTGGGTGAGCCAATGAGCATTGACCAATCTTACGGGCTTTCGGCCAGCATGATCGAGTATGGGGATATCTGCGATGAAGTCAAAGATGCCTGGCGTAACTACGTTATGGCCATTGTGCGTAACTACAAGATTGGCACTAATTTTAAGCTTATTCAGTTAAGCAAGGAAGAACGCTTTGTCCAACCTGATCCTTGGCGCCCCTCAGAAGCAAGCAATCGCTATTGTACCGAATGCTGCCGGTAATCTGCTATGGTAAAACTATGAAGAAATTTATGGAACACCCAATGTCAATGTCGCTGGCTACCATTATTATTGCGCTGTTGTCTATTTTGCACCCTGGTTTTCAGATGAATCCAGCTGCACAATCGATCATTGCTTGCGTAGCTCTTTTGGTTGGTGGCCTTAATCACATCCACAGCGTTAAGTCTGCTTTGCAAATCCAGCACGTGCTAGCAGCCCTAGCCGCCAGCAAGCCCGCTGATGCCCAGCCCGACAAGTGAGCTAAGCGACCTCTTAAAAGAGTGGTTGCAAGATAATGTCCCACGGTTTTTGATTGACGTATCAGAAAAAGTAGGGTTGGCCAATCCCTGGGAAATGCCAGTGATTGACGATTTTATTCTTATAATAGCTGTCAATGATTTTAAAGATGGCAACGGCGTAGTTATGTCGGTTGCTTCTAACGAATCACCCAGTTACAGAATACGTGGCTTAATCGCTGAAGCGTTGCTGTAACATAACTTTATGGCTAAGAAACTTATTGGTACGGATGGCGGCGGCGGTATTCGCGGCACTGGAATGTCTGGCGGCCGCGGCGGCAAAACAGGACAGACTCTTAACACAGGCGGCGGTGGTACCAAGCCTAAGATGGTAACGCAAGTTACGCCTAAGCCTAAGACTGTAGTCAACGTAACGCCTAAGCCTAAGACTGTAGTCAACGTAAAGCCTAAGCCCAAGGTTAACGGTGGCACGATGTACTCTAATCCCAAGAAGCCCGCCGTTACCTACACTGGTGGACCTACTCGCGTAAATTATTCACCTCCCGGCAAACCCAATAAGTAAATAAGTAGTACCCTTTAGGGTATGGCTATTTCAGCAGTACAAAAGAAAAAGTATTTTGACGCTCGAGGCGCTGGTTTCTCAATTGCTGAAGCTGCACGCAAATCTAAGATTTCGGAATCTACGGGCCACCGGTTAGAAAAAGCTGCGGCCACTATGCGGATTAGCGACGAGATTGACACGTCAGCTCGTAACTATCGCGAACTTAAAGTAGAAATGAAGCTTGAGGGTCCTAAGCCTTACGAACGTTTGTCGGCTGAAGCTCAGCGTGCCCTTGAGGATTTTGACTATTTTCGCCGTCGTTATTTTGGCCGCATCTCGACTCCCTGGCAAAACGAAGCCGGCTTAGCTCTGTGCCGATTGCTGGAATCCCCTGAAAAAGAATACGTGGTTATGAACATGCCACCTGGATCCGGCAAGACCACGCTGCTTCACGATCTTACTTGTTGGATCATTTGCCGTAATCGAAGCGTTCGTTTGTTAACCGGATCAGTAACCATGAGTTTGGCTAAACGAAACCTCATGCGTGTACGCCGATCGCTTGAGCGGGTAATCCCAGAACAAGCTGATGACACTATGATAGCACGAGGCCTTGCTATGGACGCAGAGTCTACAATGGCTTTAGATTTTGGCCGTTTTAAACCGTTAGACAAAGAGCTCTGGACTAACGAAGCGTTTATTGTCATGCAGCCCGAGGACGAAGGCTCGATTGCTGAAAAGGAACCAACGCTGTCTGCGTACGGTATGGACTCAGCATTTATTGGTACTCGAGTTGATGGAGCTTTCTGGGACGACCTTGTGGACCCACGTAAATCCCGTGGTGCCGAGCAAAAGGCTGACGTAGAAAACTGGTACATGGACGTTGCTGAATCACGTTTGGAACCAGCTGGTATGATGGCACTTATCGGCCAGCGGCTTGCAGCTGACGATCTCTACCGATTTGCGTTAGACATGACGCAGCCACTCGACAATGAGGATGATTTGCTTGATGCTGGTTTATCTGATGAAGCGATTGCCAATCTCAGGAGCGACAAAAAGTACAAGCACTTGATTTATAAGGCACATTATGACGAGAAATGCGACGGCACACAACATCGACGGGACGCTGCCCCTTACCCTGATGGGTGCCTCCTGGACCCTAGGCGGCTTGGTTGGCGAGATATTAGTGGACTCATGGCGAACCGAGGCGAACGCTTTATGGTTGTCTACCAGCAAGAAGACTTGGATCCGTCGGAAGTCCTAGTAAGAAACGAATGGGTTTATGGCAGAGACGAAAACCCAGGGTGTATTGACCGCGATCGAGACATTTGGGACATTCCTCGTGGTATATCCGCTCGTGATTGCCTTGTTATCGCGACGGCGGACCCAAGCCCAACAAACTACTGGGCAATCCAATGCTGGCTCTACCACCCAGATTCAGGACAGCGGTTCCTCCTCGATTTAATTCGTCAAAAGATGGAAGCATCGGCATTTCTGGACTACAACGTAGTCGAAGGCCGCTACACCGGGATTATGGAAGATTGGCAAAACCTAAGCGAAGGCATTGGTTTCCCCATTCAATACTGGATTGTGGAAAATAACGCAGCTCAGCGATTTATGCTGCAATATGATCACGTCAAGATTTGGCGTCAGATGCGTGGAGTGGAGATTATTCCCCACAACACCAACTCGGTAAATAAAACTGACGAAACGCTTGGCGTGACCGTGTTACAAAGCCACTATAGGTACGGTCGTGTAAGATTGCCCGGTAAAGGCGAAGGAAAAGTTCGCTCACTGAAACTGATTGACGAGGTTACGAAGTACCCTAACGGTACCCGTACTGATGACTGTGTGATGGCACAGTGGTTTCTTGAGTGGAACCTACCCAACCTTTATCTGCCTAAGACGGCAGTGCGCTCAGCACACCGTCCATCTTGGGTAAAAAATGCTCGCCTAAATCTAAGGTTGTAAGTTGGCACTCTCATTCGACAACGATAAGGCCGCAGGTCAGATCGTTTCTATGTTCCAGGCACGTCGACGCGATCGTGGCGCCCTGTTTAGCAAAATGGATGAAGTGCGCCGCCACTACAACGGTGACATTATTATTCCGCTTCCAGAGCTGGACGACATGGAAAAACCAGCAATTCCTAACCTAATTGCTCAGGGTATTGACCAGTTCGCTATGCGTGTAGCGTCAGTATTACCTGACGTGGCTTACATGCCAACTCGCCCCGGAATTCAAACCAGCGAAAACAAGGCTCGTGACCGTCGCTTGGCCAACCTTGGTTGGTGGGACATGAACAAGATGAGCACCAAAATCCGCCGCCGCAGCCGTCACTTGACCGCGTACGGTATGACTGCTGTGAGCTTGTCTCCAGTAGGCCTTGATGCATCTGAAAAGCGTGAGATTCCTTTCTGGCGTGTGCGTAATCCGTTGTCTACGTACCCAGCGCCAATGATTGACCCAGACTCAATGGAGCCAGCTGACTGTATTTTTATGGACCGCCGTCCCTTGGGTTGGCTTAAAGACAATTACCCTAAGCAAGCCTCTACACTGTACCGAGGCGACAAGTCCGACATGGACATGTTTGAGATTCTGGAGTACATGGATGAAGCGGAAACTGTTTTGGTTGCGATTGGGGCTGCAAAATCCACAGCTTCTACCTTTGGTGCTCCGGAAACTGGTAAGGGAATCTCAAGTCATTTGGTCTTGGAACGTATACCAAACCGAGCGGAAGTCTGCCCAGTAGTTATTGCTGGCCGCATTACGCTTGACCGCCTCCAGGGTCAGTTTGATCAGATGCTAGGAATGTACCAGCGCCAGGCCAAGCTTGACGCTTTGGACATGATTGCCCGTTTCCGCAATGTATTCCCAGACGAATGGATTGTCAGCACCAGCAACAGCCCTACTAGCCCCCGTATTGTCCAAGAGGCAGACGGTAAGGCCGGTATTCGAGGCATTGTGGACAAGGGCCAAGTACAAATTACTCACCTTCAGGAAGGTTCTGGAACTGAGTCAGCTCTTGACCGTTTGGAGCGAGCTCAGCGTTTGACGGCCATGATCCCAGCTGAGTTTGGTGGAGAATCGCCAACCAACGTGCGTACAGCTCGACGTGGCTCTATGGTTATGTCAAACACTGTAGACATGCCTATCCAGGAATACCAGGAAATTATGGCTGCTTCACTCGAGTACGAAAACAAGCGTGCCGTTAAGATTATGAAGGCGTACTACGGCAATAAGCCCAGCATGTTTTTTATGGGTTCTGATGGTGACGTAGTACGTAATGACTACGTTCCGAATGAAGCATTCGAAACTGATCTTTCTTACGTCAAGTATTCTATGCCTGGAGCCGATGTTAACGGAATGGTCATTGCTATTGGACAACGCGTTGGAACCGGCATTATGTCTACTCAGACTGCACGTGAAATGGACCCAGCGATTGAAGACCCAATTCGCGAGCGCGATCAAGTGGAAGTAGAGTCGCTGCGTCGAGCTTTGCTTTCTGGCTTAGAAACCCAAGCTTCTCAAGGCACGCTTGACCCTAACATTATTGCTCGTATTGCTTCAGCCAAAGCTCAACGTCACGTTACCTTGGAAGCAGCGGTACAAAAGGTGCACGAAGAAATGCAACAAGAACAAGCAACCCAAGCCAATGCTGGTCCACCAGAACCAGGCGCTATGATGCCTGAAACTCAGCCCGGTATTGGCGTTGGACCAGAAAACCCAGCCGGTGTTCCGGTCGAAGCACCAGATCAAGGAACACAAAACTTAAGCCAGCTTCTATCCAATTTGCGTCGCCCAGCTCGCATGAGCCAAGCGGAGCGTGGCCTTAGCCCACAGGGAGTGTAGTAAATGCCAAGAGCAGGTAAAGGTGGCGCTCGTCAAGGCGCCGTTGGACAGTCATACGGAAACCGTAGCGACTTAAACTCCAGCATGCCCGTAGAAACAGCCAAGAATCAAGCGTACGGTGTTGCCGCTCAACAGCGTGCAGCTCAAAATGCTATTCCCGTTGCAGCTCAGCCTGTGCCCGGTGCATCTTCTGGTGCCGCTCCAGCTATGTCAGCGCCCCAACAAGCAACTGGGCCTTCAATGATTTACCCACAGCAATCTGCGTCGGCACCTCAAATGCCTCCAATGCAGCCTGGGTCGTTGTCTTGGATGAACGATACTGAGCGTCCTTTTGAGCCAGTAACAGCTGGGGTAGATGGTGGTCCAGGACCCGGCCCTGAAGTGTTAGGCCGCGGTATGAATTCGCTAGCAGACATTCTTCGTATGGCAGCCATGTCGGCTGATGCTGATCCGCATTTGCTTGACTTGGCCCACGCTGCTCAAGTGATGGGCCGTTAATGCCAGCAATTGGTGCTAAGCCACAATTTAGCTCGATCCCGTACGATCCTTATACAAAAAACCAAGCTCAATTAAAATTAATGGGTGACCGGGTTGGTGAAATGGTCCGTCGCAACCCCGCTCTTGCTAAAGATCCTTACAGCGTTATTGCTTTGTCAAGGTCTTATGGAGTAGATCCTCAACAAGCTTCAGACTACCTTTCTAACACCAAATTTCTTAATGCCGTGCACCGCAGCCTTTGGGGCAATATTGCTCACTTAGCTAACAATGCTTGGCAAGGTGTTAACACTCTTGCTAACACCGGTTGGGACATCCTTGGCAATATCTCAGGCGACATCGAGCACCCTACTCAAGCGTGGAGACAACTTAATACGCTTACCAATAGTGCCTGGGATGCCACCAAGAATTTAGCATTGGGCGGCTCAAGGCCCAAAACAGCTTTTGATGCATTCGCCCCGTATTTGCACGATCGTCCAGGGCTTGATACGTCAAAACGTCTTTTTCATGTCGTTGACAGGGCCGCAAACGCTGTTCCCGCTTCTATTACAGCTGTAATTTCTGGCATAGAAAAAAATGGCGTTGCCTACACAATAGGAGAACAAACCCCAGCCATTGTTCTTAGCATGTTGAGCGATGGCGCTTATAACCGTTTTATTGGTGGAGCGCTTACAGCGGAAGATGTTGCTGGAACAAATGCTTTAATTTGGCAAAACAAAATTAATAACATTGTTGCCCAAGACAAAAATTTGATTTCTGGTGTTACTGACTGGAGCTCCATCAGCGCTGAGCAGATGGCTGAACTGGCGGCCGCTAACCGACGTGTCCACATTCTTGACCCTGAACACGCCAACATTACAATGGGAGAAAGAATTAAGGCGTCCGAAAGCCACTGGGATCGTGACGTAGCCAGGCGCAACGCACGAGTGTTTAGCCAAGACAACCCGCTAGACCTGGGTGTTGGTGGCCGTGCTTACGCTAACGCTCCAGCTGCCGGTGAATTTTTTGCCCGCAATAGTGGTTTTATCGGACGAGTGCTAAAAGCCACTATAGGTGGTGTACGTAAATTTAACGGTGCCATTTCCGGCCCTGGCGCTCAAGCTTTTTACCTTGCTAGCTCAGCCATTTCAAGCCGTGATAACCCAGACCTATGGGAAGCAGCAGTCAAAGGCCAAATAGTGCGTGCTGATGGAAGCCACACTAATGTTGGTGATTATGTTGCTAATGCTTTAATCGGCAGCGATAGTTTCTTCCACACTGCTTTGGCCGCAGCTTTAAACATTGATTTAATGTTTGTTGTAGACGACCCCCTTAGTCAAGCATTCCGGATTAAGGGCATGACTAAATCCATGTACGGTTTTACCGGCACACTTGGAGCAATGTTTGGTGGTATGGCTATTCGCCACCCTGGCGACGTGTACCGTGCCTACAGCCAATACAAAACTGTACGCAGTGCTGTCGATTACATTGCCACGCACGGAGCATCCGACATTGCTCGCACATTTCGTGGTTTGTTTAACGGGTCTAAAATCCTCCACGAGCTAGGCGCTGCGGACAGCCCTGAAGCTGTTCTTAACGTGTTTGAGCGCATTAACTACGGCATCGACATGATGTTCACAACTATGCCGCAGTTGAGTTGGTACAGCTTGTTTAAGACTCGTTTGACCGGTTCGCTGGAAAAGTACGGTTTCTACGGCAAGTTGTTAGAAAATTCGGTTGATATTAACAAGGCGTTAAATGAAGAACTTAAGGCAATGACCGACATTGACTGGGATCCACGCAATGCCAATTTTCAGATTTTAAACCCTGCAGGTAAAGCCAAGGTTCTTTACCGTCAGCGTTTGCGTAATCAGTTTATGGCTCGTTCACGTTGGTACAACGCTAAAATGGGGCGTGAAACAAGCACTCGTATTGAAATTGGCGACATTCAGGCAATTCCTGCTGCCGTAGATCGTTTGGTCAATGCTGGAGCTGATCCATTGGTTGCCCGTGCTTGGGGCGACGCAATGATTAAGAACGCTGACAACCCAGAGCTATACAAGCGTGGGTTCCGGAACATGATGTTTATAGTTCTTACCAACAAAATTGCCGCTTCTATGCCGCAAGCTGGGTTTGAACGGTTCCTTAAATCAATGGACGAGTTTCTTTGGGCTATGACCGACAACCTGGTTGGCGTAGACGGTGCGGGATACGACGGTTGGTACATTGCTACTGATATTGAAGGGTTTAACAAGTCGCTTAAAAACGGCAAAGTTAGCCGTGCCGGTATTGGCACTAGCCATCTAGGTGCCTTGCGCCTGCCTGACGTGCGCGAAATTCGAAACATCCAGCGCCAGCTTGCAGTTATTTACGACGATTTGGCTACTGAAGAATCTTACAAAATTCTCAGTTCTGTAGACAGCAAATATGACGAGATCAAACAGCTGGCTGAATTTAGCGTTACGTCTCCTGAAAAAATCTTCAAGGAAATCAAAAAGCTAGAAAAGCCATCCTTAAAATTTGAGACTGCCAATGTCGAGCGTGGCTACCGGTCCGTCATGTCTGAAATCATGGGGATTTACGAAAAGGTTCTCACCACTTTTGAGCACCAGGGTATGACCGCCGCTGAGCGCATTGCTAACGTAATTACAGATTTAGAAAAGCGCAAGGTTGATTTGCAGCAATTGCAAGCTGCTGAAAAGAACGGCTTTGACATGCGTGCCGATCTATACGCACGCCGCCACATTCTGCCGGAAACTGTGTTTAACGAAATAAACATGACGCCAGAAGAAATCCGAATTAAAAATTTGGCGTCTCTTGAACAGCTTGAGGAACTTCGTGGCCAGTTAGTAGCCATTGAAAACATGATGAATGTATCCAAGGCGTTCATTAACACCAGTAGTTCAAGCCTTGAAGAAATTAACAGCTTGGCTCATTATATGGCTCAAGTTCGCAACCTCCAAGGTGAAGCACTTAAAAAATACGTTAAGGATTTCAAGGAAGCCGTAGAAGCTCGCCGTGAAGGGCGTTCGTTTGGTACGGGAAAGCGAAACTTACGTAGCCGTGGGCAGTTAATCACCGACTGGTTCCAGTTCTGGGTTAACAACCGCTACTTTAAGCCGTTGGCGCTTACGTCACCTGCCTGGGCTACTCGCGTGTCTACGTCAGAAATGTTGCTTAATGGTTTGCGTGTTGGCGGATACAACTTTTTTGAAGCACACGTTGCCTCTTCGCTGGCAAAAAATGAATTTCTTTTGGGCAAGCAAGCTAAGTTGGCCAAGGAAGAACAAAGCCTGCTACGCAATGTAATCAGCGGAATCATGATGGGTATTGAGCGTGAGCTGCTTGATTTTTCTGATCCAGAAAAAGCTCGTTTAATGGATGATGCTGTTGGCTTGATGATCCGTCACGATGGCCATTTGCCTATGGGTGTACACGGCCACGGTGACGCAGACGCAGACTACAACGTAGACGATGGTTTGATGCAGCAAACCTTTGGTTTAGAAGGTGATTCATCCAGCAAGAATTACCACGTCCGTGGCACTTACGGCCGCATCGGCGCTACTGAGGCTGGTGCGGGTACTGCTTTCCACGAAAACATTATTCGCATTACTGACGACGCGGTTCTTGGCCCCGTTGCTCGCGAGATTGCCAACTTAGTACGACTACACGGCATGGACATTTTTAACACCGAAATGGACAAGCTGATGCCTGGCATTTTGCGTGAAGCCCGTAAGTCTGTTGAAACTGGCACAGGCAAAATTATTATGGGCCGCCGAGAAAAAGAACTTGAGAAGTTGCTGGATCAGTGGACTGAGTGGGATGATTTTAAAACCATGAACGCCTTGGAGCAAGAACACATCTTGGACCAAATTGGCGAAAGCGGAGCTAAGTCAGTAGACGACGTTACTGCTGAAATGGTACCAGCAGCCTACCGTGACGGTTTTATTAAGAACGGTCAGTTCCTTGGTAAATTAATGGAAGCACGCACCAAGCTTGACGCGGAAATTCAAACTCAGGAAAAAGTTGCTGAACAACTGCGTGAGATTGTTGAAAGCTCTGAAGCCAAAGACATGGAAAAGGGCGCCCGCAGCGCAATCAAGGAAGAGCTTAAAGCCAACGAAGCCAAGCAAAAAGGTTTGGCTAAAGACCGTGAACGCATCCTTAAGGCTATTGCAGCGCACCCGTATGCCGCTATGGTGGGCACCATTGAGGGCGGCACCGCTCTTAAGGCGTATTCACAGATCAAGAAAGACTTCATGCAGGAGCTCAGGGATACAGTTCAGTCCCATCTTGATGAAGCAGACAATCGACTTGGGGAATTGTTTGGTGGCAACAAAGTTGCCGTTCCTCGTGGCGGCTATTCCGAAATGGCCGGTGAGCGTTTTCTTGTGTTTACCGATGACGAAGGGCACGTTGCAGCAAACAGCGCTTTGTGGGAGGCAGTTGCTGAAAAGTACCCGCAGCTCTGGAGCAACAATGAAGATTTTGCCGATTACATGCGCCTTGGCATGCCAGGCGCTGAAGGCGTGGACGCCTTGGCCCACATTCTTGGTCTGCGCCCAGCTTTGTTTGCTTCGTATTCCAATGACATTATTGGCAAAGCCAAGTTTGTTGAGGATTACAAAAAGTATTCGGCCGCCCTTCGCAGCCGCAATGCTACTCGTGAAAAGCGTTTTGCTGAATCTTGGATGCGCCGCAACATTAGCGCCAAGAAGGCTGACTGGAAGCTTGACGCTGAGGAAGTATGGGTACGTAAGGCTGCTATGGACACAGGGGAGGCTTTGCCTACTCACGGCCTAAACCCTGAAGAATGGTTTGACGAAGTGCTGCCCATGCTTGAGCACCGCAAGCAGCTAGGCAAGGCGAGCCTTTATTTGAGCTTGGCTGAAGGAAGCCGTTCGCATATTGACGACGCCTACAAAGCGCTTAAGGGTATTGACCCGTTGATGACTAATACCATGCGTGATATGCCTCGTTTGTTTGACGAGACATTTGACGGCACTAGTGCCTACGCCATTCGTGGTGTGCCGCTTGATGTGCTGCTTGGCCCTGGCAAAAAAGCCAAGGAAGCCCTTAACGACTTTGCGTTCCACATGCGTGAGCGGGTAATGCTTCAGGACACCAAGATTTTTGATAAGAACTTTATCCCCCATTACACGCCTGATTCGGCTGGCATGAAGCGTTTTATGGAGGACTGGCGTAAGCACGAAAGTTTTATCAAGGAATTTGAGCGTACCAGCTACAAGATGGCTACGGACATGGGCAAGGCCGCAAGTCGTGATGATCGCTTGGCAGCTAAGATTAAAGCTCGCGAGGAATTCTACGAATCCAAGTTTGGTGACTCAAACCCTGGCGGCGCACGTGAATACCAGATGGCCGAGGACTTGTTTCCTGACCTTGAGCACAGTTTTGCTACATTGCTGTCTCGTTTGGGTGGCGATTACACACTGCTCAAGGATTTGCACATTGGTCAAGGTTTTTCTATCAATCAATATGATGGGTGGGACGGCAAGAAAGCACTTTTAAAGGATCTACTCGGTGATGATTTTGACTTGTCAATCCTACGGACTGAATCGCCTTATGGCGAAGTAGTCGCTGGCCTTGACCACACCAAGCTTGCACTTACGTACGCTGAGGCCGGCAAATTGTACGACTCAGTGCAAAAGCGCTTGGAATATTTTAACTCTGGCGAGTTTTACCAATCTCTTGCTGACAAAATTCAAAAGCAAATTGATGCTGATTATGAAGCATCTGTAGCAGCAGGTACATTATTTGCTGACCCACACCTTGATTTGAGCATAATCGGGATGCGTAACATGATAAACCGGGCTTTGGGAAAGCCCGATATTTCACGACGGCATGGAGCCATTACCGGCCTTAGTGATGGCCAACCATTTGTAACGCCTAATTTTGGTGGGTTGCTAGCCGATTTGTTTGAACAAGACAAAGCCGAGGAAATTCTTAAAGATTACTTAGACAATGGTTTAATTCCTGCCCCCGGAATAGCTGCTCGTGCTCGGTTTAATCTTGATGCGTTGCTTCGCAACGTAAACAAAGATTTAATTGAATTTCCGCCAGAGTTAATTGATCCAGAAGCATACAAGCTTGGCATACGGGACATGGCTCGTGTTGCTGCCGAATCAGGTAGCGAACGTGCTCAAGAAATCATAGATGCCAATGGCTGGGAATATGATCGTTTCCACGCTTTTAAGGGTGAAGGCCCGTCGGAAGATTTTATTTACGAGATTGATGCATCTACAATTACACGTTTGGGTGCTGGCGTAACAGGGCAAGTTTGGCAATCTACTACGGCAGCTGGAGAAGAATACGCGCTTAAGGTTTATAATAATTTACTAGACCCTTTAATGTGGAACGAAGCAAATATTGAGGAAGCAGTATCTGACCTTGCTCGCCACCTTGACCTCCCAGCTCGCGATTCTAAATATGTGCATATTGACGGTGGACTTGATTACCCAGGTATTTCTGACAAAATCTCAAACCGTTCGGATTTTGTAATACATCCGTTAGCGGACGTTACCGCCGAACGTTCTTTCAAAAGTGCCATTGCTGATCACGAATTGGCACAAACTGATATACAGCATCTTGTGGATGCCGTGGAGTCAGGAGAATTGCCGATTGAAGCAGCGCGTGATATCCGTGCAATGTACATTTTGGATGCTCTTATCCGAAACGGTGATCGTCACAGGGCAAATTACCTTGGTACTAAAGACGAACGCATTGTTGCTATTGACCACGGTTACGCTGGCCATAAATATACTTTGGATGGTTTGTGGCCAAAATACGAACCAGGCGATTCCGCTCGCCTGCTTAACGGGTATGACATTACTAACCAAGAATTTAACTATTTGGATCGTAGGATTAAATCTTTCCAAGGCGTTGATGCTGATTCATTCAAGCAATTCTGGGAAGAAATAAAAACAACTTTAAAGGTTGTGGATGACAGCAGCCACGATCTTCAAATCCGCCACAGCCGTGGTTTTAAATATGAGTCTGGTTTTGACACTTCCTTGGAACAGGTTCACCCTTCAGACGCTATGAAGCAATATGGCTTGACTGATGACATGGTGGCAATGGCCTCTATAAATTCATTGTCTACCAAATTTTCAGAAGTCAATGAAATAACGCTTGGCCAAATGCGTAAGGCTGCTGAAGCACAAGACAAGCTTAAGGAAATTGTTAAGCCACGCTGGGAAAAGGACAAGGCGTACATCAAGAACGATGGCACGCTTCCTGAAACTTTGCGTTATCTTCCCGGTGACACTAGCCAGCAAGAGTTGTTTAGCGGTATTCGCAAAACGTTTGATTCGTCTACAGCTCGCCGTTTGTTTGGCGTAACTAAGCCCAGCAGCTTGGTCCAGGGCGTTGCAGTTAAAAATCTTAATAGCATGTTGTCTAATGGCAAAAAATACGTTAAAACTGTGTTGGCTTACGAAGGCGATGCTCTGATCATTAAGAGTATGGGCTACGACCCCAGCTCGGCAGCAAGTCGCCGCAAGGCTATTGACACCATGAAGGCAATCATGGAAACGGCAGATAACTATCGTATGCCTACCAAGATTGTGGTTACTCCTGACGGCCCTGAAGGCGTGTCGGCGGCAATCCGTAACCTAGACGCTTGGTTTGGTTCATTTGGTTTTACCGGCAAGCCCACTAAGTACGCAGACCGTATTGAGTTCACTCGCTCCCCATCAGGCTACGGCAAGCGTAACCTTGTAGACGAAGACGCCAAGCCAGCGTTTGCTGCAAAGATTGAAGCGCTTAAAGCTGAGCTTGCTGCCAAGCGTGGAGAAAAGTATTCACATAGCGAAGAAGCAAACAAAGCTTACGAGGCTGCCCAGAAGTGGTTTGCTACCTTTGTTGAGCCAATTGCTAGCGGTCAACGTACCCCTACATCTGTATGGCGCCGTGCTTTAGACATCGACCGTAACCGTGTTGCTGACCAACTTAACCGAGACGGCTACCAGGAGCTGCTTGAGCAGCTTAAGGATAACGGTAAGGCTGCTGCCCGCAATGGTTGGCAACGTGGTGGCATTATGAAGAAGCGTGTGCCTGACGCCAACTCACTGCAAAGCGGTTTTGAGGAAGCACTGGAAAAGCAGGAACAAAGGCTGCAATCGTTGCGTGAAAAATCCTCTCGTTTAGATGATCGCACCGCTAAGAACTTTGCCGCCCGCGACAAGGTACGTGAGAATGTAGTACGCCAAGACGACATTATGCGTGAGCGCATGATCAAGAAATCGGTGGAGTTCTACGCTCGCCGTGAGCGTAACGCCGCTGTAGGAACTAGCAAGCTGGCTAGGACTATTAACTCACGGCTTGGCTCAATCAACACCGCTATTGAGCGTGAGGTTTCCCGCTTGGTTAATGACCGTGTGCTCAAGATGGGTGCTGCCGGCTTTAGCGGCGAAAATAGCGGAGCTCTACGTGAAGCCATCGAAGACATTGCTTACACTCACATTAAGACAATGGACCCCAAGGTATTGGAGCGTTTTGATCGCGATATGGGATTGTTGCCACCAGATTTAAGCACTGGCGACCCACACATGGACTTTGCTAAGACTATCGGCGAGCATTTTATGGGGTTAACAACTGCCGATCACGCCACTCAAAAGGGTCGTGAGCTTATGCCTGAGATCCTTTCGGCTATGGAAACAGGCAACTCTCCAGGTCCACGCAAATTGGCCGAATGGCTTGCTGATCGCAAAAAGGACGGCAAGAACTTGCCCGGGCCTTTCCCTGCTAAAAAGTTTATTAGTCCGTTTGACAAGGGTTCTCGTGCTTCGTTGCTTCAGCGAGTCAGCGATGTTTCCCACCAGCGCGTTCTGGGCCCCATTGTTAACGAGCTTGTGCGTGAGCCTATGTTTGTACTCGAGTACCACCAGCAAATGGAGGCTCTGCGTCCTTTCGTAAATGCTGGTTGGATGACTATGGATCAAGCTGAAATTAAAGCCGAGGCCGCTGCATCTATTAACATGATGAAGTACGTTCACAATCCACAGGACAAGCTGGTTTGGGAGCAAAACTGGCGTGTACTTGCACCATTCTACTTTGCCAAGAACCAGGCAATGCGCCGTGCCTTGCGTATGGCTGGCGACAACATGGCCGCATTCGAAAAGTATCTCAAGATCAACCTAGCCGTTACTGACTTTGTGGCTTCAAGCGTTAGCGCCGTGGGCACCGAATACAACATCCCTGGTTCGCAGCTTGTGGCCGGGATGATCAACAGCCTGGTTGGTTCGTTTATTATGAGCCTTGGTTATGGCGGCAACACCATGACGCAAAACACATTTGGTTTTGACGCTAGCCCGTCATCAGTCAACAGCATTGTGGTAACAGGTACTGACCCCAGCTTTTTGGGTATTCTTAAAGAAATCATTCACATTCCGTTTGGTATGCTCTTTACGGTTCCAGCCAAGATTGTTTACGAAAACTTGTTTAAGGGCAGCAACACTGCTTACGAGTGGATGAAAGTTTTAGTTGGCGAAACTTCGATGAAAAGTTCAATTATTGAAGACTTTGAGCCTAACTCATTGATTCGCAATACCGTTAAAGGAGTATCAGGTTTCTTTGGCCAGGACTCTGCCGGTAGTTTCCAGTCAACCGAAACGTGGGTAATTTCTGACATTGCCAACCAACTTGGAGATCGTTTTTACCAGGAGGCCAAACGCGATAATTCGGTCATTTCCGACGAGCAGTTGGCTATGTACGGGTCCAAAGAAGAACTTTGGTTCCACCTTGCTCTTAAGCACCTCAGCATTTACATGCACGACCCAGACAACGCTGCTCGTGTGCAGGCAGAAGCCAAATGGCGCACCACTTTTATGTGGATGACCAAGACTATCGGCTCATTTGCATTGCCCGTAGCAGTAAACATTGGCGAACGGTTCTACAATAACCAGGATTTCTACAGTATTTCTCAGGAGCGAGACAAGCA